TCAAGAGGCATCAATAGTGACTATTCTGCATTTACAATCATGGATGTTTCAGACATACCTTACAGACAGGTTGCAATTTATAGGGATAATGAAATAAAACCAATGAACTTTCCTCAGATTATACATAGGGTTGCAAACGCATATAATCTGGCCTACGTTCTTACAGAGATCAATGACATTGGTGGTCAAGTTGCAGATGCTCTACAGTTTGATCTGGAGTATGACAACATGATCATGACCACTATGCATGGTAGAAATGGACAGATGGCTGGTGGTGGATTCTCAGGTAAGAAGGCTCAGTTAGGTGTGAGAACAACCAAAGCTCTCAAGAAGGTTGGGTGTTCCAATTTCAAAACTATGTTGGAAGGAGATAAAATTCTCATACAAGATTTTGATACCATTGTAGAATTATCATCCTTTGTATCTAAAGGACAGTCTTGGGAGGCAGAGGAGGGATCTACTGATGATCTTGCCATGTGTATGGTATTATTTGGTTGGTTGTCCGATCAAACGTATTTCAAAGAATTGACAAATTCTGATATTCGTCAACAACTTTGGAAGGAAAAAGAAGAACTTGTAGAACAAGACATGGCTCCTTTTGGGTTTGTACTAGATGGTATCCATGATGAAGATGGTATACAAATAGGTGAGTCTATAGACGAATATGGATCTTCTTGGGCTCCAGTAGTACAGTCAAATAAAGAATGGTCAGCTGATTGGTGACAACTCTATATCATTATCAAGTTTACTCCTACAGTTCATGCATACAATGATATTCTTTTGTATCCATTCCAAAATTGGTACTCTGAGTCCTTCTCTGAGTCCTTTCGATCTTGAAAAGATTCTGATTTTTTGATCGTCAGGGTAGAAGACCAAGGCACACGTTTCCGATTCACCACAATAGGTACAATGTTTGTCGGCAAGATATTCATTGATCCAAATCTCTCTCTTTCTACGAGCTTTCTTTACACCTTCTTTGATGGTGTCTTTATACTTCTCATAGTGGGTCATAATAACATATTTATGTTATAAAAGACCCTTCTGAAAAACGTCAAATGTCTAAATATATGCAGTAAACACTTCTTATAAGGAGTCAGGAATGGGTTTTCAAGTTTCGCCTGGAGTACAGGTAACAGAAAAAGACTTAACAAACGTAGTTCCTGCTGTTGCAACTTCAATTTCTGGTATTGTGATGGCTGCACAAAAAGGTCCATGTGACCAAATTACAGCTATTGCATCTGAGGAAGAACTAGTTCAAATCTTTGGGGAACCTAACGCCGACAATTATGGGGATTGGTTCGCCGCTGCTAACTTCTTAGGGTATGCAAATTCTCTGAGAGTTGTTCGTCCTTCAACAGCAACAATGAAGAATGCAGTCAGTTCTGGAACAGCGATTTTGATTAAGAATAACGATCACTACCGAGAAGGTGATGGATCTACTGGTCCATACGATGGTGGTGAAGCAAATGTCGGACAATGGGCCGCACGAACTGCTGGAGCCTATGGAAATAGTTTAAAAGTTTCCATGTGCCCAAGTGCAGATGATTTTGAACAAACTTTCTCAGGTAATACTGGCACAACTGGTGTGGTAAATGGTACACCAGCTGCTGGATCTACTACAGTAGAAATTGACAATGGTGGATCATCTGGAAATGGTGGTGGATTATTTGCTGTCGGAGATGTCGTTCATTTTTTTGAAGCAGATGGATCTGAATATAAAGTAACTGGCATCAGTGGTGATACAATAACAATCGAAAGATTTGGAACAGCAAACACTGCTGGTGGATTAAGATCTGCTCTGGCAGATGCGACTAATGTTCGCAGACGTTGGGAGTTCTATGATCAGTTCGATGGTGCGCCTGGAACGTCCGATTATGTAAAAGACAGAACAGGTGTCGATACTGCTGATGAAATGCATATAATCATCATCGATGAGGATGGTGTTATCTCAGGAACGCCTGGAGAGATTCTGGAAAAATGGACAGGTCTTTCAAAACTGAAGGATGCAAGAACAGCTCAGGGAGCTGCAAACTACTATGCAGATGCAATTTATAATGGTTCAAGTTATATTTACTGGATGGATCACCCAACTGTAAATACAAACTATGGTAGAACCATTACAGATCATATTGCTTCTACTGGTGGTAACAATGCATTATTCTCTGCACTTGCAGAGGTTATCACAACAATTTCACTGACAGGTGGAGTTGATTCTTATACACTAACTACTGGTGAATCAAAAGATGGAATTGATCGTTTCAAAGATACCGAAACTGTCGATTTGAATATGTTCATTTGTGGAGTTTCAGATGCAACAACAGCTGGTAATGCAATGGATATGTGTACAGATCGTATGGATTGTGTCGCATTTGTTTCACCAGAGATGTCAGACGTAGTTAATGTCGCAAATGAAGTAACTCAAACAACGAATGTAAAAGCATTCTTTGATTCGTTACCTTCAACATCTTATGCAGTGTTTGACAGTGGATGGAAATATACTTATGATAAGTACAATGATACTTATCGGTATGTACCATTGAATGGAGACATTGCAGGACTTTGTGCAAGAACAGATCTTGTTGCTGACACATGGTTCTCGCCAGGTGGATTTAACAGAGGTCAAGTACGTGGAGTTGTAAAACTTGCATATAATCCTCAAAAAGCAAACAGAGACATTCTTTATCGGTCAAGGATCAATCCAGTTGTTTCCTTTCCCGGCCAAGGAACAATCCTGTTTGGAGATAAAACTGCACAGTCAAAACCAAGTGCATTTGATAGAATCAATGTACGAAGATTGTTCATCACTCTTGAGAAGGCAATCTCGACTGCTGCTAAGTTCATGCTGTTTGAATTCAATGATGAGTTCACACGAGCTGGATTCAGGAACATGGTTGAACCTTTCTTGCGAGATGTGCAAGGTCGAAGAGGTGTTACCGATTTCTTGGTAGTTTGTGACGAAACCAATAACCCAGGCTCGGTTATTGATCGTAACGAGTTTGTCGCTGATATTTACATCAAGCCTGCTCGGTCTATTAACTTTATTTCTCTGAATTTCATCGCCACGAAAACTGGTGTTGCGTTCAGTGAAGTAGTTGGGGCGTAAGGAGGACTAAATGGCAAATATTAATGACTTCAAAGCAGTAATGAAGGGTGGTGGTGCAAGAGCTAACCAGTTCCAAGTCACCATGCCTTTCCCCGGCTTCTCTGCACAAGGTGGAGAAACAAGGGTAATGTCTTTCCTTACAAAAGCAACAAATTTGCCAGGAATGACACTTGGTGAAGTTGCTGTTCCATTTCGTGGTCGGTCACTGTATATTGCAGGAGACAGAACATTTGAAACGTGGACAACAACCATCATGAACGATACTGATTTTCTCATCCGTAATGCCATGGAGCGATGGATGAATGGTATCAATGCTCTTTCAGATAATAGTGGTCTGGAAAATCCTGCTGACTATCAAGTTGATGCATTCGTAGATCAACTGGATCGTGCAGGAACAGTCATCAAATCCTATACCTTCAGAGGGTTATTCCCATTGACAATAGCTAATATTGACTTGGCGTATGACACAAATGATGCTGTAGAGGAGTTTGAAGTAACATACCGCTACCAATTTTTTGAAACCAATACGACCAGTTAAGAATCCGTATAAATATTTAATATTGATTACGGAGTTTTATGGCGAATTTATTTGGTTTTCAAATAACAAGAGCGCCGAAGGAACAGGGAGAACAACCAACTTTCGTTCTCCCTGAACCTGAAACGGGCGCAACTACTACAGCTGGATTCTACAGCGAATTTCTAGATATAGAGGGTCAGACTAAGAACGAATACGATCTTATTCGTAAATATCGAAGTACGGCTGAACATCCAGAATGTGATCTTGCAATCGAAGATATTATTAATGAAGCAGTAAATACTGAAGAACTGAAAGATACTGTTTCTCTACTGACAGACAAAGTTCCTTATTCTTCAAAGATAAAGAATAGGGTAAAATACGAGTTTGAACAAATACTCCGGCTGTTGGATTTTAATAATAAAGCACATGATATATTCAGACGATGGTATATTGATGGTAGAATACATTATCATAAAGTAATAGACGAAACTGATCCCAAAAAAGGAATATTAGAATTACGATATGTTGATTCAACAAAAATTAAACTAGTAAGAAAAGTAGAAAAGACTGGTACAGCTAAGGGATCACCAACTATAAAAATAAAAGAAGAATACTTCTTATACAACGAAAAGGGAATATCTACTTCAACAGCTGGATCTTTCAAAATTTCAAAAGATTCTATTTGTTTTGTACCATCTGGGTTACATGATCCCCAGAAAAATCTGGTACTTTCCTACCTTCAAAAAGCAATCAAACCAGTAAACCAACTCAGAATGATTGAGGATGCAGTTGTGATCTACAGGATTGCAAGAGCTCCAGAACGAAGAATTTTCTATATTGATGTTGGTAATCTCCCAAAAGTCAAGGCAGAGACATATCTCAAAGATGTCATGAATCGGTATCGCAATAAACTAGTGTATAATAATGCAACTGGCGAGATACGAGATGACAGAAATCAAATGAGTATGTTAGAAGATTTCTGGCTTCCAAGAAGAGAAGGGGGAAGAGGTACAGAAATTACAACTCTGCCAGGAGGACAAAACCTTGGAGAGATTGAGGACATTCTGTATTTTAGAAATAAACTTTACAGATCCCTTAACATTCCTGCAAGTCGATTAGAAGAACCAAGTCCAGGCTTTAATCTAGGTAGGGGTGCAGAGATTACGAGAGATGAAGTCAAATTCACTAAGTTCATACAAAAACTTAGAAGAAAGTTTAATTCCCTGTTTATGGATCTCTTGAAAACTCAACTGTTACTCAAGGGTGTCATAACAGATGAAGATTGGCCCGCAATCAGAGATAATGTCATCATATCATATCTCAAAGATGGTCATTATGCAGAGATGCGTGACATGGATTTATTGCGTGACCGATTAGAAATACTAAATACTATGGAGCCATATATTGGCGAGTGGTTCTCTAAGGAATATGTCCAGAAACACGTTTTCCGAATGACGGAAGATGAAATTGAGGACATGAAAAAGTCTATTGAGGCTGAACCGCCTCCACCAGATATTGACGTAGATGACGATGATGGTGGTGGAGATGATGATAAAGGCGGTGATGATGAACCAAAAGACGAACCTAAAGATGATGAACCAGAAGAAGAACAATTACAAATTGACAGCAGGAGATAAATTATGTCTATACCAAATATGATCAACGCATTGATTGATGATAACAAGATTGAAGCTGAAAATGCCTTCAAAGAGGTTATATCTCAAAAAATTGGAGATGCTTTGGATCTGAAACGAGTTGAAGTTGCAAATACATTGGTCAAGCACCATGTCCCACAGGATGCCGATGCCAGTGAAGAAGTTTAGTGAGTTTCATCAATCTGTCATAGAAAAGAATGAACACAAAAAATCAGCAGAATACAAAAAATTAACTCCTAAGATGAAGACAGCAGTTGATGAACTGTATGCAACTCTGGAGAAAAAACCATCTGATTTTTTGAGTACATTTGACAAAACAGTAACAAAAGTCGCCAAGAAAAATGGTGTCAAAGAAAAAGATATTATGAAATACTTTGACAAAGAAATGCTTACAATCTAGGATAACTTATGGCAAACACAATCGAAAAAAACTCATACGATAGAGCAATTCTTCATATAGACACAACTGATGGGGAAATTACTCTTGCTGAGTTAAGATCAAGTACTGATGAAGCTGCTCTAACTGGTGCAAGAATCGTAGAGGTTTTTTACCAAATTGGAGCTGGTGGAACTTTAGATATTGACAGAGGTGGAACACAAGCAATGAAATTAACAGCTGGATCTGGTGGTCCTTTGGTTGGTAATATCAATTATCGACAAGCTGGAGTTGCTTTGCGAGGATCAGATACAGCTGATATTGGAGTTGAAGTTAGTGGAACGGATACTTATGTAATTATTGTAGTACATAAAATACACTAAGAGGTAATATGAAATTAATCACAGAAATGTATGATGACTTTCAAATCCTTACCGAAGGGAAGAATGGTAAAGATATGAAAATCCAAGGGGTTTTCATGCAAGCCGAGACTAAAAACAGAAATGGTCGGGTATATCCTTTTGGTGTACTGGAAAAAGAAGTCAATAGATATAATAAAGAACTAGTCGAGAAGAAACGAGCTTTCGGAGAACTAGGTCATCCAGACGGACCAACTGTCAATCTGGATAGGGTTTCTCACTTGATTGAGGAACTTGTACCCGAAGGTAAAAATATCATCGGGAAAGCAAAGATTCTTGACACTCCTAACGGAAAAATTGTCAAAGAATTGCTAAATGCAGGTGCAAAACTTGGAGTCTCTAGTAGAGGAATGGGAACACTTGAAAAGAAGGGTAACACGAACTATGTCAAAGATGATTTTTATCTTGCGACAGCAGGGGATATTGTTGCAGATCCTTCAGCACCAGAAGCGTTTGTGGAAGGAATTATGGAAGGTAAGGAGTGGATTTGGGACAATGGGATTCTCAGAGAGTCCGAAGTTGCACGAATTCATAGACTTGCATCCGCAAATAAACAGGCAGAAGCCTTTGAATCTTTCCTTTCAAAACTCTAATCTTATAAATATAATTAACAAATTTACTCAGGAGACTTAATATGTCTGAAGAACTCAATAAAGAGATGGAAGAAGTGGTTGAGGAAGAATCAGTAGAGGAAGCTGTTGCTCCTAAAACAAAGGGCAGTAATTCTAAACTGAAACAACAACCTCACGATATGCAGAAGCCACAGGGTGGACCTACTGCCTCTGCACCTAAAGCTACATCTGGTGATAAATCATATAAAGCTGAAGAAGCTGAAGTTGAGGAAGAAGTTGAAGAAATTCAAGAGATGCCTAAACTTAAATCAGAAATCCTTCAAGGTCTTGTAGACCACATGAAAGGTCTGAAGAAAGAAGATCTTGCAAATCTTTACGGAAAAACAGTCTTAGGTGAAGAAGACGAAGAAGAGGAAGATGAAGATGATGATGACGAAGAAGAGGAAATGGAAAGCAAAAAAGTTGCTAAAGAGTCCATTGATCAAGTAGTCGATTCATTAGATGTTTCTGATGATGTCAATGCTCTCGTAGATGGAGAAGAGCTTTCAGAAGAATTTAAAACAAAGGCTGCCACAATTTTTGAGACAGCCGTCAAATCTAAAGTCCGTGCCGAACTCGAAAGAATTCAAGAGGAAAATGACAAGGTAATGGAAGACATGGCTGAGTCAACCATGAATGATCTGGTTGAGAAAGTCGATGACTACATGAACTATGTTGTTGAACAATGGATGGAAGATAATCAACTTGCCATTGAGCGTGGACTCAAAGGTGAGATTGCAGAAGACTTTATTAGTGGACTGAAGAATCTTTTTGAAGACCACTATATTGATGTTCCAGATGAGAAGTATGACATTCTGGAAGCTAACTTGTCGAAGATCGAAGAGTTAGAAGAAAAACTTAACAAACAGATTGAAGAGAATGTTCAGTTGAAAAAGGCAAAAGGTGAACTTGTAAAAGAGTCCATGATTGCTGACGTTGCTAATGGGATGACTGATACTGAAACTGAGAAGTTCCAAAGTCTGGTTGAGGATGTAGAATTTTCTGATGAAGAGTCCTATAAGGAAAAACTTCAAACAGTCAGAGAAAGCTATTTTGGAACCACAGAAGTAAAAACAGAAAATGTTCTTACAGAAGAAGGTTCAACTGAAACGCCGGTAGAAACATCTGGTACAATGGCACAGTATATGAATGCAATTGGAAAAGATGTGAAGCGGTCAAAAAAATAATCTGAATACTTTTTAAGGAGAATTTATGTACAATTCAGAAAGCCTCCAAGAGAAGTGGCAACCAGTTTTGAATCATCCCGATCTCCCAGAGATCACAGATGCTTATAAGCGTGCAGTTACCGCTGTTGTCTTGGAAAACCAAGAAAGAGAACTGAAAGAGTCTCGCCAAATGTTGCAAGAAGCTGATATGTCTACAGGGTCAGCTATCTCCAATTGGGACCCAGTTCTTATTTCATTAGTCCGCCGTGCAATGCCAAGTCTCATTGCATACGATGTGTGCGGTGTCCAACCTATGAGTGGACCTACAGGACTTATTTTCGCTATGAAAGCGAGAATTGGTGGTGGAACTACAGGAGATACTGAAGTACTTCATGACGAAGCTAATACTTCTGGATCAAACTCCACATACGGCGCTAACCAAGCCGGATCAAACCCAGGCGCCTTGAATGGTGGAACAGCTCCTGCTACAACAGCAGCTGGTACACCAGACATTTATGGTGTAGACACTGCCGGTGACTACAACGTAAAGCCAGGTGACACTACAGCAAATGTAGAAGCCTATGGTGCATCGGGGGGAACTGCTTTCCAAGACATGGGATTTACCATCGAGAAAGCAACTGTAACTGCTAACTCACGTGCTTTGCGTGCCGGTTACACAATGGAACTCGCACAAGACCTGAAAGCTATTCATGGTCTGGATGCTGAGTCCGAGTTGTCCAACATTCTGAGTCAAGAGATTCTTCAGGAGATCAATCGTGAAGTTATCCGTACCATTTATTTGACTGCCGAAGCCGGTGCTCAAGGTACAGCCTCAGATGGAATCTTCAATCTTGATCTTGACTCTAATGGTCGATGGTCAGTTGAGAAGTTCAAAGGATTACTTTTCCAAATCGAGAAAGATTGTAATGCAATCGGAATCAGAACTCGCCGAGGAAAAGGAAACATTCTGATGTGTTCCGCTGACACAGCATCTGCTCTGTCAATGGCCGGAGTACTTGATTATGCTCCTGCATTGTCAAGTAATTTGAATGTTGATCCTTCCCCAAGTGGAAACACTTTTGCCGGAACAATCAACGGACGAATTAAAGTCTATGTTGATCCTTATGCATCAGCTGTCGATGGTGCCAGTGATTGGTATGTTGCTGGATATCGTGGTGCATCTGCTTATGACGCTGGGTTGTTCTACTGCCCATACGTTCCATTGCAAATGGTTCGTGCCGTCTCTGAGGACACTTTCCAACCAAGGATTGCGTTCAAGACACGTTACGGAATGGCAGAAAATCCATTCGCAAAAGTCGGTTCAACTGGAGCTATCAGAACAGACTCCACACCTTTTGGTGTAGGTGACAACTGTTACTACAGGCGTGCCAAGGTTACAAATATCATGTAATCACATTTCTAAGAGGGGTGAGATTCCCCTCTTAGATCCCACCTAAATACTTGTATAGGTAAATTATGTCCAATACAAGTCAACCCACAACATACGATTATGCTTCTCCAAATCAATGGAGAATTAGGTTTGATCGTCTACCTCTAGTAACTTGGTTTTGTACAAATGCAAATATCCCAGGCATTACTCTAGGAGAGGCTCAGTTTCCTACACCCATGTCAGATATGCCAATATCTGGTGACAAACTTACTTTTGACACTCTGAATATACAGTTTATTGTTGATGAAGAGTTGAAAAATTATAGAGAGATATGGGAGTGGTTGGTAGGTATTGGATTTCCCAAACAACATTCTCAATTTGCAAACATATTATCTGAAGGCCAGGTAAATGATAATTTTCCAGGCGCATCTAGACAAACTTATGCGAGTCAGGCTGGTGCTAATACCACTAAATCCGAAACAGCCATATATTCAGATGCAACAATGACATTTTATAATTCAAAGAATATCCCCAAGGTTGAAGTACACTTTAGAGATTTATTTCCTACAAGTTTGGGTGGTATAGATTTGATAGTTGATGCTGGAGATGTAGAGTACATAAGAGTAGATGCATCTTTCAGATATATGTATTATGAGTTTAAGGCAGCGACATAAATAGTTCTGAGTCGCTCAGACATATTTTTGATTAAATAAGTCCACTCGATTCATGTGCGACAACAT